ATAATCTAATGAAAGCTCATGTAATTGAAAATCAAAAAGTAATTAACACTATTGAGGTTCAGTCGCTTGATTTTATGCCGGGGCTTTTAGACGCATCAAACGGCGGTAATATTGGTGACATTTGGGATGGAGAGACTTTTACAACTCCGACATTAGTATCGGATGAAATCGCAGCCAAAATTCGCAAAAAGAGAAACGCTGAACTTACTTCATGCGATTGGACTCAAGTAGCAGATGCGCCAGTTGACCAAGAAGCATGGGCGACTTATCGCCAAACACTTCGAGACTTGCCGAGCCAAGAAGGATTTCCCGATAATGTTGAATGGCCTGTTAATCCAACTCTCCAAGCAATGCTAGATGCTGAAGTGCCGCCAGAGTAATATGAATGATTCACGCCTTTATGCTTATGATTGTGGTGAACGGGGAGATAATATCAAACCGCGAACCAATGTTTTTCTTCGATATAAATCGCTGCAACTATTTCGCTGCGCAGATTGTATCGGGGAAGCGTGAGGCGAGAGGCGTTCAGCACAATACAACTAAAGTCGCTGCGTACTGTGTCCCGAAGCTGGTCGATCCCGGCAAGATCAAAGTCTATTCATGATTGCTGAAATCACTCTAGCAGTGAACATGGCGAGTAAGACTTTGAATTTCGTCCAGAGCGCCGTAAACAAAGGACACGAAGTTCAGTCGCTAATGCAGCAGGTCGGCCAGTTCTACAATCATCGAGACAAGATGGTCGAACTGGAGACGAAGCACGAAAATACCAGCTCCATCGGAAAGTTTCTCGATAAAGGCAGCGTTGAAGCGGAAGCGCTCGCCATCGTTTCTGCGCGTTACCGTATGCAGGAAATGGAGAAGAGTCTGCGCGAAATTATCTGCGTCTATGGCCCGGGAGAAGGTTTCTGGATCGAGATGATGCGAGAGCGCTCAAAGATTAAGAAGGCCAGAATTGAAGCGGTAAGAGCTGCGGCAGCTCGTCGCAGAATCATAATCGATACAGTCGGTTTCGGGTTTCTTACCGTTGTCGCTTACTTTTGTTTTATAGCGATTTTGCAAGTCGTTATTTAGGAGTCACTCACATGATGCTTCAACTCGCACAATCACTGATCGCACCAGTTACCGGGATTCTGGACAAGTTCATCGAAGACAAAGACCAGAAAGCAGCTCTCGCGCACGAGATAGCCACAATCGCCGACAAGCAAGCCAACGAGCAAGCCATTGCGCAGATACAACTGAACTCGGTCGAAGCCGCGCACCAGTCTCTATTCGTCGCTGGCTGGCGTCCTGCGGTCGGCTGGGTATGCGCTCTCGCCATGCTGCTGAACTTTATCTTGATCCCGTTTATCAATCTCGGACTAGAGTTCGCCGGGCTTGATCTGACGCTCGATCTGATCGACATGGAGACGATGCTTCCGGTTCTATTTGGTATGCTTGGACTCGGAGGCATGAGAACTGCCGAGAAAATCAAAGGCGTTCAGAGAGAGAAGTAAATGGCAAAGCTCGAAGATTACGCGAAGACTGAGCGGCAACGAGAAGTCGCTAGAGTCTGGGAAAGCTGCGACCGTAATGCTCGCAGAGCTGCTCAGATTCTCGGCATAACTCACGCGACAGTTCGAAACATAGTGACGACGGTAAAAGGCGCTGCGGCTGCCGCCGGGTTCAGCGATGCGTGGGATGCAACGGCGCACGTCCCAGAGGGCGAGTACGTCACGGGCAGATCTATCTATCTGGAGGACGACTCAGGGAATAAGGCGTGGCTAAAGACTCGCCGCAAGCTAGAGACAGCAGAGAAAGAGCAAGCGCTAAAGGCATTCGTCGAGCAGTTGAACTCGCAGGTAGTTCAGGCGAAAAAGACCCATAAGCCGTCCGCTAAGGGTAAATCGAAGGATTTATTACCGACGATCATAATCGGCGATGCGCATATCGGGATGCGGGCTGATGCGTCCGAGACGCGCGATAGAGACTTCAACTCGCAAGTTGCATCTGCCGAGCTATTAGGGGCGATAGACTATCTGGTCGACGCAGCTCCAGCGTGCGAAGAAGCGATGCTAATTAATGTCGGCGATTTTATGCACGCGAACTCCCACAAAAACACGACAGCCAATCTCACGCCGCTAGATGTCGATCAGCGTATCGAGAGCGTAATGCGCATCGCTGCGGACACAATGATTCACGCGATAACCCGGATACTGGAGAAGCACTCGAAAGTCTCAGTGGTTATGGCCCGGGGCAATCACGACTCAGACACTGCGATCGCCATTGCGATGGTTCTGGGCTACCGATACGCCAAAGAGCCGAGAGTGACCATTCTGGAGCCGCAGGGCTTCCATACCTACACGACGTTCGGGAAAAACCTAATCGCGGTCACACACGGCGACAAAGCGCCGAGCCGCCGTCTGGCTGACGTACTGCCGAGATTGAGCGTCTGGTCGAAGACGAGCCATCGCTATTGGATACTCGGTCACTTCCACAGCAAGCTCGCGGAGCAGTTCGACAACTCAGTCGTGATCGAAAGATTCGGAACGCTCGCTCCCAGCGATTCTTGGCACGCATCAAAATTTTATAAGTCGCCGAGCATAATGAATCAGATCGTCTACCGTCGCAGCGGCGGGATAGCTATTCGGCACGAGTACGAGATTCCCGGTAATGATTACGAGCCAGATCACGAAATCTGAGATTATTCCCGACTGATTATGTGCTAAAATCGGCATAGAAGGATTCAGAATTATGGCTAAAGATCCAAGACTCACGAAATACGGTCTCGAAGGCTATAACAAGCCGAAGAAGACTCCCGGGCACTCGACCAAGAGCCACGTTGTTCTCGCCAAAGATGGCGACGACGTGAAGCTGATACGGTTCGGGCAGCAGGGCGTGAAGGGATCACCAGCTAAGAAGAACGAGAGCGATGCAGATAAAGCTCGACGGGCGTCATTCAAAGCCCGGCACGAGAAGAATATCCGTAAAGGCAAGATGAGCGGCGCTTACTGGGCTGACAAAGTGAAATGGTAATATGACTAAATACGATCCGTCTGAAATCATTCTATCGATTATCTACTACAGCGGCGGCTCTTATTCGCCCGAAGAGATTGTCGAGATTATGGAGACGATCGCAATGTATCAGCCAGAAGCTATGACAGAGAAGCGCACTGCCGCCGGACTCCGCATCGTCCCAATTAATACGAACGAGTATGTATTCGATGACTGACGCAGAACTGGAACTCATGATCGACCGGGCAGCAAAGAAGGGCGCGAGAGAGGCTCTCAGAGACATCGGGCTATATGACGACGACGCTCGGGACGACGTGAGAGAGATTCGCTCGCTGCTCGAAGCATGGCGAGATACAAAGCGGACAGTCGGGCAGACAGTTGCTCGCTTCTTTACAATGGCGCTGCTCGCTTTATTAGCTGCTGGCGCATATATGGAGTTCGGCGATAAATGAGTGAATATACTAATCTCAATCCGTCCGGTAATACCGGATTCGACATCGCTCGGCTGAATATCGCCGAAGCGACTCCGGTTAATCTCTTCGGATACAATGCAGTAGTCGGTGGATCTTACGAGACTATCTGGAACTTCGGCGCTAAATACCCAATAAACGGCACTGCTGGCGTTATGAGCGTCGTTAGTAGCGCGGCAGGGGATTCGTCTAAGCGAGTGCTAATACAGGGCGTAGACGGCGAATTTAAGGCCGTCTCGCAGATTGTAACGCTAAACGCTACCAATGCGACGACTCCGGTCAGTACAACTCAGCAATTCTTGCGGATTAATCAGGCGATTATGCTCGATGGCGAGAATGCAGGAAATATATCGATCACGAAGGGCGGCTCTACTTATGGTTATATAGCCATCGGTGAAGGACTCTCTCAGGCATGCCAGTATACGGTCCCGGAAGGATACTCGCTTTACATCTTCCGCATCACGATGAACTCGGCAACGGCTAACCCGAACAAATATATTCGCTTCCGCAACGTGACTCAGGACAAGAACGGTCGAGTACTGAGAGTGGCCCGGGCGACCAGTGCGGTTTCTCAGGTTCAGTACGATCGCCAGATTCCTTTCCGAATCAACGAATGCACTTATTTCGAATTTGAGGCGCAATCCAGTTCTGGCGAGAACGAAGTCGCTATGTTCATCGAGTGCGCATTACTGAAGAACCCGTGGGGGCGTGACTAATGCCATTAAAGAAAGGATACGGAAAAAAGACGATCTCTTCGAATGTCAAAAAAGAGATGAAATCCGGTAAAAGCCAGAAGCAAGCAGTAGCAATCGCGCTCTCATCTGCGCGCAAATCAAAGCCAAAAAAGAAGGGGTAAATCATGGGTAAGTTAAAACTAGCATTCGAGATCGCGCAGTTCGTTCTGTTTCTAATCTCGTCAATCAAAGATCTAGTCCTACAAGCCGAAGAGCAGATGCCGGAAGCTGGCAAAGGCTCGGAGAAGTTCGCAGCGGTAAAAGAAGCGATTCTGACAGCGGCAAAGTATGCCGACATAGCAGACGAAGCTATCGAGAAAGCTGACGATTTCGTCGACAATCACATCGAAGCGGCAGTTCAGAAGTTCATCAATGCCAGCTAAGCTCGCTTATCGGAACTTCACGCGTAGCGAATTCCGCTGCAAGTGTGGCAAATGCGACTCGACCGGGCACGAGATCTCGGACGAGTTGCTGGACGCACTGCAAGCGCTGCGCACGATCTGCGAGTTCCCATTCGTTATCAGCTCTGGCTATCGCTGCCCGTCTCATCCTGCCGAGAAGAATAAAGATTTCGTCGGCGCTCACGGCTGCGGGCTGGCAGTGGATATCGCTGTCAGTTACGAAGAGGCCATTCAACTGCTAAAGCACGCACTCAATATCGGGCTATTCACCGGGATCGGAGTCAATCAGAAGGGCGACGGCCGATTCATCCATCTGGACATTGCGACCGACATGGACGTAAACGCGCCAAGACCGCACATCTGGACTTATTAACAATCCCGCCACAATTACACATCTAATAAGTTGCACAAAAGCATCATTTTAGTATAATCACCGAACGACTAGCATTCCGCTGGTCTAAATCGGGAGATTAAAATGAGCGAAAAGACGACATTCGCGTCCATCTGGGCGACGCTATCTCAGGTCGACGTGTCAGGCCGCATCGAGAAAAAACAGAATCTCAGCTTTCTAAGCTGGTCATGGGCATGGGGTACTCTTATGGAGCATTACCCGCAAGCCGAGTATTCCTTCCAAGAACCCGCAGAGGCGCAAAGAGACGGCTCGGTCATGGTTTACTGCACCGTGACGATCGACGGTCTCTCTCGCCAAATGTGGCTACCAGTGATGGACTTTAAGAATCAAGCGATCTCGAATCCGGACACAGTTCAAGTCAATAAGGCGAAGATGCGCTGTCTGGTTAAGTGTCTAGCGATGTTCGGTCTCGGTCACTACATCTACGCGGGCGAAGATCTGCCGAATGCAGAAGCTGATAAAGCTGCCGAGAAGATGAAGCAGGAACTGAACCCGCCGAAGATGAACGACGAGACTCACGCCGAGATCGTAAAGCTAATGGCGTCGACCAAAGCGGATGAGCAGGAGTTTCTGAAATACTTCAAAGTCGAAAGCATCTCAGATCTAACTCAGGCTCACGCCGAAATCGCATTGCAGAAGCTCCACGTTAAGCAGAACACGATCGAAATGGTTTATCAGGACAAAGATAAATGAATGACGACGAAAAGATTCTATACGCAGACGAGATCGCTCAACTGCTAGAGATCAGCGTTGAAGAGCTGCACGAAGGGATGGAGAATTATGCGGTATTCATCTCGGACTATCAGCATTTCCATCAAGCCATCGAAGCGATGCAGGAAGATCTGGAGCAGCACGAGAAGATCGAACACCGAGTCAAGCGCTTGGCTCTGCTAGTGACTTACTTTACAGCAGATTGGAAGGATTTCGAGCGGAGCTATTTCGTCGACATCTGCAAACACATCGAAAGCAAATACACGGGAGAAGAAGATGCGCATATCGCCACACGAACAACGCACTGAGGGCTGGTACGCTTGCCGCAGGGGAGTGCCGACTGCCAGTTCATTTGGACGGCTAATCACGCCCACAGGGAAGCGTTCGGCGTCTGCTGACGCTTATATCGACGAACTGGTCGCTGAGAAGCTCACCGGGCAGTCGAAGTTTTTTCCAACGACCGCTGCGATGCAGCACGGGATAGATACCGAACCAAAGGCGCGTGAATACTACGAGTTCATGTACGACGCCAAAGTGATCGAAGTCGGTCTCTGTTTGCACGACACGATAGAAGCCGGAGCAAGCCCGGACGGACTTATCGAAGGCACGGACGGTCTTCTGGAAATCAAGTGCCCGCAGCCGCACACGATGGTGAAATATTGGCGAGACTTCTTAAAGAAGGAGAGGATGCCGCAAGAATATCTGGCTCAAGTGCAGGGCCAGCTATGGATCGCTGAAAAAGAGTGGGCCGATTTTCTCTGTTACGCCGAGAACATTAAGCCGCTGCTAGTTCGCGTTAAAAGAGACGAAGAGTTCATCAAGTCGCTCGAAGAGATAGTGACGGATGCAGTCGAGTCAATCAACGAAAGTGTAAATCAACTGAAGGGGAAGTAAAAATGAATGAATACAATAACAACATGAAAGGCGGTCTATGGAAGCACGAACAGCGTCACGATCAAGACATAGTGCTGAAGGGAGACTGCGAGATCGACGGTAAGACTTACTGGGTGAATGTGTTCCGCAACAAAAGCGACCATGAGAGATCGCCATCGTTCGATCTGAAGTTCAAAGCTAAGGACGCTCCAGTTGAAAAACCGCAACAAAAAAGCGACAATAACGAAACATTCGGGGATAGTTTTGACCAGTCGATTCCGTTCTGATGATGAACCTAAATAGATAGAACCTAAATAGGTTTAATGCTATATTCTGGTTTTATAGTGAAATCAGGATATAGCCATGAACCAGAAAAAATGCAGAAAATGCGAAGAAACAAAGTCTTTAGTGGAATTTAATAAACATCGAGATACAAAGGATGGTTATTTAAATAAATGCAAAGGTTGTGAAAAGATATATAACGCAAATTATAGAGCTAAAAATAGAGATAAACTTCGAAAATACGATAAAGATCGGGGTAATAGTAGGCGAAATATTAGCTCTATAAATAAATATAAAGAAAAATATCCAAAGAAAATTTACGCTCAAAATATGATTAAAAGAGCTATAAAGCAGGGAAAATTGTTTAAAGAAGATTGCTCTAATTGCGGAAGCAAAGAGCATATACATGCACATCATGACGATTATGCAAAACCGTTAAATATCAGATGGCTATGTGCTGGATGCCATCGTCAATGGCATGAAAAGCATGGTCAAGCATTAAATGGGTCTTAAAAAAACCCGAAGCGGCTAATTAAAACCGTTTCGGGTAATACTCTTACTCGGGGAAAGTACAAATGAGCCAGAACACTATGTCACAAAAGGTCGATTTCGGCAAAGCGATCCGGGCAGCGCAAGCCAGCTCGCACACGCGAATCTCTGACATTGCAAAAGAGATCGGAGTCGCTCCGCAGCAAGTCTCTCGCTGGCAGAAAAGCGAAGACATAAAATTGTCCCGGGCCGTCGAAATTGCCGCAGTCTTTAAGATGAGTCTCGCCGACTTCTTGGATCTGTACCATGAATGATCTGATGCAGCTCTCGCGCAATCGCTGGCAAGAGATTCTCGGAAGGCTCGGCATCGATCAAGCGCTGCTAAACGGTAAGCACGCGCCCTGCCCAATGTGCGGCGGGAAGGATCGATTCAGATTCACCAATCACAATGGCGACGGCAAATACTTTTGCAATCAGTGCGGCAACGGCTCCGGCTGGGATCTAGCGGCAGAGATTACCGGGATGAGCAAATCAGCGGTCGCGCAGGAGATCAAAGAGATGGTCGGCGACATAAAGCCGAGCAAGCCAGTCGAACCAGATCTCGCCAAGAATAAAGCACGGCTCGAATCTATCCGTCGCGGTCTCGATTACGAATCACAGATAAACGCTAAGACTCTCTATCTGCGAAATCGCGGTCTGGCGAACTGTAAGAAGATCGGATTCCATCCCGGTCTCGAATACTGGGACGGCGGCAAGTCTCTCGGTAAGCATCCGGCGATGGTTTGTGTGTTCTCAGATAAGAACGGACTCCCAGCGACGATGCACATCACCTATTTAACAGCGAACGGCCAGAAAGCGCTCGTTCCATCTGCGAAGAAGATTATGCCGCCATGCAGACCGACAACTGGCGGCGCGATACGACTCACGAATATCTATGCCGAGATGGGAATAGCCGAAGGCGTCGAGACAGCTCTCGCGGTCATGAAGAAGTTTAAGATTCCATGCTGGGCTGCTGCGACCGCCGGAATGCTGGAGAAGTTCGAGCCGCCGAGCCAAGTGGCAACGCTGCACATATTCGCAGACGCAGATAGATCGTTTACCGGGCAAGCAGTTGCATTCAATTTGGCAAAACGCTTGCATCGAGACATAGACTGCCGGGTTCATATTCCCGGGCAGATTGGGACAGATTACGCGGATCAGATGGGAGACTGATATGGAAGGCTGGACGGTTAAAGACGAAGACTCGAAGAAGCGCTTTATAGCGCACATCGAAGAACTCTACGCGAAGCACGGGCACATCGCCATTCAGTACACGACGAAGAAGCCGCGAACGATGGCGCAGAACAGCGCACTCCATCTCTGGCTCGGGCAGGTCGCGCATACTCTAAACGAAGCCGGGCTGGACATGAAAAAGACGCTGAAGCCGAACGTCGATATACCGTGGACGGTGAACTCGGCAAAAGATCATCTCTGGCGACCCATTCAGCGGATAATGGTCGGCGAAGAATCGACCCGGGAACCAGAGCGCGGCGAATATAACAAGATTTACGAAACAATCTCTCGCCATCTGGCGCAAACGCATGGAATCAAAATACCGGAGTGGCCCAGCAAAAATGGTTAAATATATTATTCGACATAACTGGATCAACTACGCCCACATTAAGCACACAGGCTATCCGTTCAACGAGACGACGATCGTCAAAGATGGCAGAGGGCAGATCACCGGGACGCTGGGAGAGATGGCGTTCGGTCGCTGGCTCACTGATCTGGATATTGACTTCGAATACTGCGCCGACGACTCGATGAATTTCGACTTTAAGGTCGGAGAATATCGCATCGACGTGAAGACCAAGAAGACGCACGGCGTCCCGAGACCGGATTACATGGTAAGAATCCCGAAGTCGCAGGAGCGGCAACAGTGCGATATGTACGTTTTCGCGTACGCCACAGACCATGAGATCTATCTACTGGGATTCGCCAGTAAGTCGGATTTCTGGTCGTCTCTCGGGCATTCGGTAAAGGCTGGAGATAAAACAGAATCACACACAGAGAAAGTTGACGCTCAGTTCGCGTATATCAGAGATTTGACTGATATGCAGCGGCTCGATCTGATGCTTTCTGACTTCTAGTGCGAACCAGACGTTGCTCACTATGCCGAAAGAAGGTCGAAGCCGAATCAGCAGTAATCGGTAGTCTGAAAGCATTCTGCTCGATGGAGCATCTGATCGAGTTCTCTCGAAGCTCCGCAGCGAAGAAGATTCACCGATCCGCAGAGAAGAAGGTCGTCAAAGAGACAAAGGAACGGCTCAAGACGCGCTCAGACCGCGTGAGAGACGCTCAGGCGGCTTTTAACCGCTACATAAGAGCAAGAGACATGGGAAAGCCGTGTATCTGCTGCGGGCGCTCTCAGGGCGATATAAAGCACGGAGGCTCAGTCGATGCTGGTCACTACAGAAGCCGGGGATCGGCTCCCGGGCTTAAGTTTAATTTATTCAACTGCCACAGCCAGCTCGCTTATTGTAATCGGTATCTCAGCGGAAATGCGGTAGGATATCGGGCAGGGCTGATCGAGCGTATCGGGCTGGAAAGAGTCGAGAGATTAGAGCGAGACAACTCGCCAAGACGATTCGATGCCGAGTATCTCGACCGGGTAAAACGCATATTTACAAAAAGAGCTAAACTTTATGAAAGAAAGTTCCGATGATTTCAGTACCAAGTCGTGTATTTGCGGCAGCATTATGGAGCAAGTTGTCGGGTTTAATCACCGATCCACAGATGACACATATCAGCCGTATCGAGTTGGATGGTACTGCACCGATTGCAAAGCATTCGATCAGGCTATACTGCGCGAGCGGGAGCTGTCTCTAAAGTAGGGCGAGAGCGCTATGTTTGAGGATGAAGAGTTGATTGATAAAAGAAAAGAAAAAGACGAGATTCGAGCCATTCTCGACAAGCATATTGCAGAGTATCTCGCCCGGGGCGGCAAGATTCGCCAGATGGAACCCGGTGCGATTACCGAGAAATTCAATATGCACGATGCGTCGTTCGATATTCGCAACGAAAGAGTGAAGCACGCCAAAGAGAAAGAGAATCGCGAAATGATGGTTAAGCGTCTCAGCGAGAAGGGATAAAAAAAGCCCCAGCGGGAGGTCTGGGGCTTCTTTTTGGAACGCAGTATTGCTGAGCGTCTCGCGACGAGTTATACTGTGACCAGTCGGGCGAGTTAGTGGACTCTGGCCGATGCACTAGAATGGTTTAGCCCATCGGGTTCCGATGCAGGAATTATCGCAGTATCTAGCGCATCAAGTCAAGAAATCCACAATATATAGCGAATCTGACTAAAAATTGGCGAAATATGCCAATCGGTGCGCTCATTCAGACCGAAACTCTCGAATATGCCGAGCTGAGGCTTTAAACAGCGGCAGAAATGCGACAGACAAGCACTCAATAAAATCTGGAATCCGTCCTTACCGGTCTGACGGCCCAGTCCCGCAGAGCTAAACAGTATATCAGCGGAGTGTGAGTTATTTATCCAAATGCTGCGTTTGATCAACACGTCGAGAGATGTCGATCAACCGGGAGTCGGTTCACCATTGTGGATCGGGATATTGAGTATCATGGCTACGGCCATTCGCTTAGGCGGACGAAGGTTCTGGGTTTTTGGGAAATTTTCCCAAATAGTAGGATAAGCTACCAGTATCTGCGGGAGAAAAAGACCGGTCGTGCGCGTCGTTTAGAGACACAACAAAAATGTTCGTCGGGAGGCGAGATCATGGAATTAAGAGAGCATCAAGTAAAAGCGATCGAAATGATTCGAGATTCTTTCGCTAAAGGCAATCGCCGGGTAATGCTGGCCGCGTGCTGTAGTTTCGGCAAGACGATAACGGCGGCGTATATGATGAAATGCGCAGCGGCGACTCGACCAGACGGAAGCCCGGGTAAGCGCGTTATCTTTCTCGCAGACCGCGTGAAGCTCGTCGAGCAGACGATGGACGCATTCGAAGCGATGGGATTAGACTTCGGAGTGATTCAAGCCGATCACTGGAGAACAGACCCGAGCAAGCCGATTCAGATTGCATCGATCCAGACCATCGCCAGACGCAGACGCCCGCCAGAGTTCGATTTCGCTATCGTCGACGAAGCGCATACGCCGTGGAAGACTGTCACCGCGTTAATGGATCGTTATACTAATGTAAAATTCGTGGGATTGAGCGCGACGCCGTATTCGAAGGGCTTGGGGAAATTTTGGGACGATCTGATTGTGCCATGCACGGCTGCGGAACTGCTGGGGAAGGGCTATCTCGCCCCGGTTCGCTACTACGGCGGCGCCAAGATCGACACGAAGGGACTCAAAGCCAAAGCTCTGGCAACAGGCGGCAGCGACTTCGATCCCAACGATCTCGCCCGGGCGACCGAAGAAGATATGCATCTTACTGGCGATATTATTCGCAACTGGCTCGAACACGGCGAGAACTCGCAGACGATCGCATTCTCGCCATCAATCAAGCACTCGAAGTATCTGGTCGAGATGTTCCGAGCTGCTGGAGTGTCAGCGCAGCACATCGATGGCTATACCGACGAAAAGACTAGAGCCGAACTCTACCGGGGACACGAAGCCGGAGACTTCAAGATTCTCAGTTGCTCCAAGCTGCTCGGAGTCGGGTACGACAGTCCACAGACCCGGTGTCTCATAGATTGCAGTCCAACAAAGTCGGCTATCGCCTACCAGCAGCGCGCCGGTCGCATCCAACGGCTGCACGAATCCAAAGAGTACGCCATCTATCTCGATCACGCCGGGAATGTTTCCAGATTTGGTTATGCCGAGCGAATGAACGTCAGCGAGCTAGACGACGGCGAGCGTAAATTTTCAGAGAAAAATCAACTTGAAAAAAAGGATAAAAAAGACGGCACGACTAGAGAGTGCCCTAAATGCAAAAAGATTATGATGGGCATTCGATGCGCGTGCGGATACGAGCTGACAATCACGGAGCGGCTAGAGTCTGATAATACGATGCTGGTCAGGATAGACGATACTCCAGAGCCGCCGAGTAAGTATCAAAAGTCCATGTGGTATTCGAATCTGCTGCGCTATTCCCGCGAAAGGGGCTGGAAGGACGGCTGGGCATCTCATAAGTACAAGAAGAAATTCGGCGTCTGGCCGAAGGGGTTATCGGTAAATTTGAAGGCAGAAATCGTCCCGGAGGTCGCAAACTACATAAAATCGCAACAAATCGCGCACGCTAAGTCCCCGAAATATAGCAAGAAAATGTTTAGGTAACTAAATTGTGATTATTTTGAACAAAAGTGTTCCTTTTTGGTTTTAGCTGGTGTATAAAATACGCAACAGCAACGGAAACACACCAACGGGAGCAAGACATGGAAAACGTAACAGTAGAAATGAAAAGCGCGGAAGGCAAGATAATAAGCCGCACGTTAGACATCACAGTACTTCAATACCGCAGCGACGTGATAAGCATAACCGCAACAGACCCAGAGATGCAGCGCACTAAGCTGCTGGAATGGATCGAAGAGCGCGGCAACGAGCAGCACGAGACGGAACTTTCTCTAGTAAGCTGGTACGTTCACTAAATCAATCGCGCCTTTCGGGGCGCTTCTCGCCGGGAGGCACTCATGACAGAACGCGATCTCATTACTAACACTCTCGCACTCGCTGCGATTCTTTTGGTCTTCACGGCTCTTTTGATTGTCGGCGCTACGGACGCAGACGAAGCAAGCATCGAAGAGGCTGATTACTGCTCGATGACCGCTTTATTCGCCGAGACTGATGGCGAGTTCGGCTGGCCCGCGTATAATCAGGGCATTAATTGTGAGGGCTGAAAATGAAATATCACAACAATGGCCGGAACTGCTCGATCTGCGGCATTCACTTGCCAGTTCGGGCATCCGTCTGCGATCCGTGTAAAGATCTCAACTCAAAAATGAATGAACTCTGGATAATTAGGGGCGAAGCAAATGCAAGCGATAACGATCTACAGGGCGAAGAATCTCTCTCAGGCAGCGCATCGACAGGAAGCAATCCCGAATGCGATGGAGTTGCCGATCGGGCTTATAACTAAGTGGCAGAATCTGGAGCCGCTTATATCGAAGAAGAAGATCGAATACTTTAATGGCGACGACGGCAACGTCTGGCTGGTAAGCGACAATCTTTTTCTGTACAAAGTCTCAGAAGAGAACCCGGTTCACGAGAAGGTTCGAATCGTCGGCATACTGCGCGAGAACGAAGACAGCAAAGAACTGGTATTCGACTCCGAGATGTTCGAAGATACGGACGAGCATCGCGATTACGCTCGCAAAAACAATCTACTGCTGCTGGCATAGGAGAAAAGCATGGAAAGAGATTCACTGGACGCCGATCTGGATCGGTGGCAAGACGAGCAAGACGAAGACGCGAACGACATGGAAATTGATCGACTGGAATGGCTCGCAGATAATTGCGATTTTGAAGACTAAAATTTTTCCCGGGAGGAAATTATGGAAATCACTGCAAAACTCAACCGAGCAATAGAAGCTCACATCGAAGCGAACGTCGACCAATATATTCAATTTGGCGAGTTCGACCCATCTCTCTCTGCTCTACGGAACACGGTGCGGCTCATCGAAGATTACTCCGATACGTCGTATCTGTATGAAGCTATCGACGGAGACGCTGAGATAGCCAAAGATCTCTATCTGCTCGCTTTCGACCGCGAATACTATCAAGAGTCACCAGTGGTACTTAAACTGCGCAAACGGCT